CGCCAGTGCTGTTTGCTGAGATTCGTTTTTTAGAGCTAGTTGTACCGCCAGCATAAATTAAAACAGCATCACCGTTTGTCGAGCGAAGATATAAATCACCCGTTCCTGCCTCATCAATAATGCTGTGACTGCCTGAGTGGTAGATTTGTAGGTCAGAGCCAGCACCAAAGATAGCCTTTGAGTTGTCAGGTAGCGTTAAGTTGCCGCTGGCCAAGCTAAGAGATGTTAAGCCATCGACCGTACCCGAATTAATATCAATGCCTGTGACTGCTGTAGTGCCGTCTAGCAGGTTATCGATGCTGTCTAAGTTAGTGTTAAGCTTTGTTCCCCAGGTGTCTTCTGAAGCGCCTATTTCTGGCTTAACAAGGCTGTACGTTGTAGTAGTTGTGTCAGCCATTTAAGCGGCCTCCCATGTCTCGTCGATGATGGTTTGATCAGTCCAATTTGCGTCATTAGCCGTTTTGTCGGTCCATGTCGCGCCTATTAATGTAACGTCAGACCAATTCGGGTCATTGCCTGATTGGTCGGTCCAAGTCTCCGCGTCTACAGACTCATCGACCCAAAGTATAATTCCTAAGCTCGATGTTACTGAGCTTACCGGCATTGCACTGCTACCATTACGAGTGGCTGCACCGGCCGGTGATACTGTCGCCACACCTGCGATTGACAGCGAGCCACGCACGACAACTAACCCTGCGACATTGATTATACCACTTGAAGCTATGTCTGACGCGACATTACGTGTTCTGGCCCCGGCTACAGCTTGCGATGACGATGCGCTAATTGCGCTGTCACCACTGAATATGCGTGCGGCCGTTGAAGATGTGGTCGTAGAAGCGCTTATGACGCTCCCTGTTTGACGTATTACTCCAGCGGTAATGGTTGTTCCAGATGCAGCAGAAATTACCGTAGAGGCGTCTTTAACTCTTACACAGCTTGCTGATACCGATGAGGTGGCTGGGCCTAAACTAGCGGCGTTTTCAAGATCCGCTGTGGAATAAGCGGCATAACCGTATTTCCACTGGCCATAATTCATTAGTCTAAAGTGATATCAAGATCGCCAGCAGGAACGCGAAACACGTCGCCGGTCTCTACGGCCTTGGATGCAGTTAGCGTTCCATAAGCCATAAGATTACCGCTTGTAAGGGCATCAAACACACCAACGTGAGTAATCGTTCCCCAGTTGTTGCCGGCCGTAGGAAACTCTACAGCACTGCTGTTAGTCGCCTCATTGCCGGATACAGTAAATGCTACTGTTTGGCGTGCGTAACTAGTGCCAGTGCATTCCGTGCCACCACCTGTCTCACCTGGCGCTGCGGTATATAGTGCAAGGTAATGAGTGCCAGGAGCAGTATAAGCGTTACCGCCAAATACGTGGTCGAGGATTTCTGTTTCTAAAAAATTGGTAAAGCTCATGCTAGACCCCTGTTGCGCATAACAAGGCCGCTACCAGAATGTGTAGCCTCATCAGAAGATTGATTGAGACGCTGTACTGCTGCGCCGAATAATTGTGCCCATACAGCAGTTCTCTGGTCATCTGACAGATATGGTGCGGAGTGAATTAATGACCCATACAAATAAACGTCTGGAGCCTCAGTAAGTAACCAGTTAGTTGTGGCAGAGTCAGACAATGCCGGTACACGCTGATAATACAAAAGCTCAACGCCGTAACTGCCATCAGGCGTTGGGAAGAACTCAAACTGATTCTCAGAGTGCCGGTAATATCGCGGTATGCCTGTAATATCTAAATGATTAGCTCGCTTATCTACCATAGCTTGCGCACTAAGTAGATCTAGGGGGCGTGTATTCGAGGTCGTAATATTGATCCGAATAGTCTCTAACCAGTCACTAGGCTTAGTCATAAACTGACTATCGATGGTTCCTGTGGCACGGTTCTCCATCTTGTAGTGACGTAGATCACGCGCAAGTTGAGCCTCTGCCAGTGAGATAAACGTCGGTATAACGGACGTGAGATCATCCCGGTTAAGGAAGTCAGCAATAGAGCTTTTTAGCTCCGTATAGTTAGTCAGTGCCATTACTTACGTTTCCTGCCGGCCTTCATAGGCTTCTTGGCTGTCTTGGCGGCTTTCTTAAAGTCCTTTGCGCTTGGCGCACCTTTCTCTCCAGCCTTGCGCATAGTCTCACCACTACCTGCTTTGATGCGCTTACGTTTAGCTTGAATGTTGGCGTATAGCCCTCGCTTACTTGGCATATCACTTCCCTCGCTTCTTGCCTTTCTTTTTCTTACCGTAACCGTAGGCCATTACTTGCTCCTTGATTTAGTGCCGGAACACTTCCAGCGCTTACGAGACAAACGTAAAGGTGAGTTAGGATTGGCAGCCGCTTTCGGGTGTTTCTTCATCTGACCAGCGGATCGCGCACAATAGGCGTCTCCCTTGCTAGTTCCTGGCCGTACTCGCGACTTACCATCCTTGGCTTTACCGGCCTGCCCATACGATACTTTCTTGCCGGAGGCCGTAACCTTAACCTTTGCCTTACCTTTTCTAGGTGTAGCCATATTATACCACCACCTTTATACTATTCCGCATGGATACTAAAGACCTATCACAAAACGCTTTAGATTGGATCGCAGCAATAGAAGTCAGCCCTTTTGATTGGGTTGATGGTTTGCTCGAAACTATGCTCGACCATGATTGCGTAGCTGAAAACGAAAAAGCAGTCATATTACGGCGCTATCAGTCCCTTCTTAATTAATTCATCGAGCGTTGCTTGATCAAACGCCCCTATAAGCCCAGCTTGCATTGCCTTGCCGACAGGCGCAGGTAACGCTGCTGCCTCCAGATTATGTCCTCGCGCCGTCATCTCTGGCACAAACGGCTTCTTCGACGACCGAATTAATGGATTTAAGTCAGACAGCAAATTTGCGCCCTCGCCGAACTCACCAAGGTACGAACCCATGAGGTCAGTGTTGTACGACGGGTGAATGCCGGGCTGAGCCGGCTTCATTAAATCTAGCACCCCAGCCTGTCGTAAATTGCCGACACGCGGGGTTAATTGATTTGGATCTACAATCGCCGCACGCGCTTGTGAAAGATTTATACCAGCAACATCGCGATATTCATCTATTGCCTTTGTTACCGCCTTTCGGTTGCCGCCTGCATTTGCAAGCCACTCATCGGCTTTCGGGCTATCTATACCGGGCCAATCTGGTTGCGGCTTAAACTCACCAGTCTTTGTTCCTGCACCCTGACGGATGCGTTTATCAAGCGCCTTTTTATCGGCCTTTTTCATGTTCTGCCGAGCAATAGGAACCATGATGTCGGAAGTCATTGTGGCAAAATCAGTGCTCGCGCCGCCCATTTGATATGGAATGTATAAAGGCGATCTACTCACGCCGGGCAGTTGTGATGCAGCTTTTGCGGCGTTACTTAACCCTGTAACTGCGCCCGCGTCTGAAGCCCATAAGACTCCCTTCTCTACATTCTGCGGTTGCCTCATGTAATCTTGTCCGCCAAAGCGAACCATATTCACCGGCTGATCGTTTACCGCTACAACGCGAGACAAGTCGCCACGACTAGTATCGGCCATGCCAGAAACAAAGCCGCGACCTTCGAGATCTTCTGCGCTCAATAACCGATTAGGCACAAGGTCTACGCCCGGATCAACATCTAACTTCATCGTATTAACTGACTCAGGATCGCCTACTCGCTGTAACAAGCCTGTGTCTCGGTTTACGCTGAATGGCAATGGAAGCGCGCCTTTTAAGGCCGCCGCTGCTATATCACCACCTATTGGTATCAAGCCTAGCGCAGCTAATAACCCTGATACAGCCGCCTGCCCATAGCTACCCTCTTCGATAAGGTCTCGTGTTTCAGCGAACCCCTTTGCGTCACCTACAACAGGCGTAAAATCAGCTAAGTTAGATAGGCTAGAGGCCATTTGATTTGCAGTGTAATCAGACTCTGTCGCACCAATATCTTTTAAATACTGCGCTACGTTTTGTACGGCAGTCTCGACCATACCTGGCTCATATGGCTCTAATTGAGGTAGGCTCGCTAAGAACTCTGGAGTTTTGGCCTCTGCCTCCTCTGGCGCCATCAATGCTGTTAGACCTAATGCCCCCGCTGCTGTACCACCAAGGATATTAGAGCCTTTGTATTCAGGGTCGAAAGCAGCACTAAACAGCGAGCGCACATCTCTGGGATCAAAAACAGCCTTATCAGGCGCTCCTGCGGCTTCATTTATTGCAGTTATACCTAACTCTCTCAGCTCTGCGTTTGTGTCGGGCATTTGAGAAATGGCGGTATCAGGGTACTGCGCAAAATAATCACGCATTCCGATTGTTTCGCCGCGCGTCAAAAGCGGCATTACTTGCGCACCCTCTTCTGGATTGTACAAATTACGAGTTGCATATCCCGCCGCCACTTCAGGATTTGCACTCATGTAAATGCCGGGGCCAACATTCCCAAAATCGCTTGGTGCAAATTCTGTGAAGTCTGCTTTGGTGCCGTGATACTGCACATCAGAAGGGTCGAAGCCCATCGCCTCAGCACGCTGCATACGAGATGCCGTGTCCATAGGAAGTTGGCCGGTAACAATGCGTTCAGCAGTTTCTTCTGGAAATCCAGCAGTGATTAATTCATCAAGAATGCCGCGTAAGCGAGAGCCGATTGCCATAAAGCCTCCAGTATGGAAAGCCGATTATATCAGACAATACTCAATCACCGCAGAAGCAGGGAGTGCTTTCATATCCCCATAAATCTGTTTGACGGCCTGATACGGCAATCATATTCGTGTAACTAGGCTGATCAGACCTAAAGCGTGCGTTTATGCGCATCTCTTGATCTGCCCACCAAATAGCCAGCTCGTCGTTTTCGTTTACTAAAGATTGCTTTATTCCGTAACCCTTTAAAAAACATAAGTCGCAGTTTGAATAAAACCCTGAAGTTGGGAGCTGCAAATCAAAATCCTGCTCTGACCAAAACCGGATAACGTCCTGCGATGTAATTCCCTTGTCAGCCAATGGCGTTAAGTAGCCAGGCTTGTTCCGCATCTTGCTTACCCTTCTAGGCTCGTCTGCGCGTATGCCTACCGCCGTTTCCCACTCCATGATGCCATTATCTTTTAAGTATCGCTCAATAGTTAACACTTTAAGCTCGCTGGTACAGAACCTCGCAACCATATTTGGTAGATAATTTTTGTCAGTAATCAACTGCTCAAAGGGTTCGCCGTTCCTGCTCGCAGTATCATAATCGACAATTTTATATTTCTTCTTACCTGCGTATTCCAACCATATAATTGGCACGCTCCAGTGTTTCTCACAATCTCTTACAAAGTCTAAGGTCTCTGGCATCTCTTTGCCGGTGTTGCAAAAGATTACAAGCGCGTTAGATAACTCCATTTCGCTAATCATCATTGCGCTCGACCTGCCACCACTAAAGCTTGCAACAACAGTCATACAATACCCTGTAAGTTCCTGCGTATTGGCGCACCCCAATCTGAGGTCTTACGGTATCCAATCGCTAAGTATCGGAAGGCGTCTGCGCAATGTGAGGTCCAATCGTGCAAAGGCCGTTCATTCCACACCATCATCGTCTCGTTATACTGCCGGCGATACTGCCTAAGACAATCAATGCCCTTCTCGCACTTATCCTTGTCAAAGTAAGAAAGATCGAGAATGGACCTGACTGCTTGAATGCCATCATCGACGTTTAGCTGTGGAGCTATTTGCACCGGCTTTACGCCCAGGTTATCTAATACCTCAAGCCTAGACCGGCCGCTGCCTAGCTCTCTGACCCTCACATCGTGAGGTAGAATGTGCTGCTCGTAGACATACCCCTTTTCTTGCAAGACACGCGCGTAATGATCTAATCCGACGCCAGCGTTCTCGTAGTAGTCAATAAGGCGAACCTCCGGCCCTACAAACTGCGCAAACCATATAGCAGTGCTATCGCCTACCCCTAGGTCCCAAGCTGTCACAACGCCCACAGAGCGCTCATACGGCACTCGGTCGATACGGTTCTCATGTAAGGCATTCGCCATCTCTTGAGTGTAGTAAGCGCCCTCAGAGAAGATCCTAAAGTCACCTTCCCATATATGGTCGTACACATCAGGACGTTTCTTGAGGTCATCCTGGCGCTCAGACTCTAAGACGTCTGGGAACCAAGGATTGTCACGCCAATTCATCTCGACGATCTTGCACTCATTGGGAGTATTTACCCTAAATCGCTTGTGAGCTGCGGAGTGCTTGTTCTCAGGGTTCCATGTCACCCATATCTCAGACTCATCTTCTCGCACAGTCGGTATGAGCTTTTGCCATGCGGTCTCAGTAACCGTCTCCGCCTCGTCTACCCAGCACAATAGGATGCGAGCCTTAGACTTGATGCTATCCAGGTTCCTACGCAGGCCGGCAAAGACGTAAGTGATGCGCCCATCCTTGCTGCGGATATATCTCTCGCCGATCTCATAGTAGTCAGTAAGACACTTTACGGATCGTATCGCTGACTTAACCTCTTCCATCGAGGATTCATCGAGAGAGTTGAGGTGTTCACGAGCGCAGAGTATTTGCCCTTGCTTGCCAGCTACTCCCCAACGCATTCCCCATACAGCGGTCATCAATGCGAATGAGCGAGTCTTGGCAGAACCACGTCCACCATAAGAGCACCTATACCTAGCTTCGCCGGTAAATAGATCGGCTAGCTTAGGCGGTAGTTCAATCGAGACCTTTTGCGACAAGTTCAATCACCATTGGTGGAGTCATGGAGCCATCGCTACTCGTTAGATCAGCGTCTATGGCCTTTAGATCAGGCAGTACCTTGTTAAACAGGCGGAAGTTATCGCGTTGCATGGCCTCATACTTCTTGAGCTGGTTGTGGAAGTTATCACTACCTACGTCTAGCTCGCCTATTTTGGTAATGTTATCAGTAATTTGTGCCAACAGACGTCCGGCTTCGATCTTGTCTCTCGTACCCTTCTTAACGTCTGCGGCAATTTTCTGTTGCCTGGTCTGTGCCACTTGTCATTCCTCGTCTGGGTGCGGTATTGAGTCGGCCCAGTACAGCCCCATGCTGCGTCCTGCCCGTATCTCCCCGTCCAAAATGTCCTCAACTGTTAGTGGCCATGATTCTACAGACATGTCGTCAAAAGCAACGAGAACAGTGCGCTCTTCACCCGGCATATTACCGACCTCGATTGCGTGCCACTTTATGTTCACCACTTGGAGCATTTAATTACCCCCAACAGTTGAGTACCTAATTATTTTACTCTAATCCTCTGTTTTCTCAACATATTGTGGATAAGGGGTAAAAATAGACACACCATATAGGTCGTACTGGCGTAGATATTTGCGCATTGTGTCGTAATGAACACCGAAAGCTTGGGACAAAGACCAGACATCTACACCCTTATCATAAAGGTCTTTAGCCTCTTCCATTTCTTGTTTAGAGAGCTTCACACGTTACCCCTAGCTCTTTGTAGTCTGGCCACTTGCCATCACAGACCATCTCTTTGTAGAACAGCTCTTCCGCAAGCTCGTCTTCGTAGTCACCGTTACCCACTATTCCGAGGGCGATCAAAAATATCACTAGCGCGATCAATGCCGCCTTCTTCTGCGATAAGTCCATGCCAATACTCCCTTAGCTTCTTGTTGTTTTTTAGCTTCTCGAACGCTTTACGCTCAATGACTTTAATGGTTTGACGACTAACACCTAGCGCCTCAGCAACCTCTGTGTAAGTCATGTAATGCTGTGGATTTGCTGGCTTTCCCATTAATCCTCCTTATACGGATCATGGATGCCGGGATACTTCATTAACCAAGTGCCTTGCACCTTGTCGATATACCTGGCGCTCACGTCATGGCCTTTACACCAGCGCAAAGCACTCTCCAAAGAATTAAAAACGATTGTTGTCATGCTCACCCCTAAAATAAAAGGCCGCTTATGCGACCTCCTCCCATTTAGCCTCTGCCTCTGCGTATGCCGCCTCGTAAGCCTTGCTACCGCGTCGGCCAGCGTTCTTGGCGATAATCTCAAGCATGATAGTTACACCACGACCTGATGGCTCGCGACCCTCACAAAGACCATTTGATACGTCTTTGGCAAAACCACCATACGCGTCACTAAGGCCGTCGATAAAATAACCATACTTTTCCCTGCTGACCATGCGGTTCTGCCGACACTCTTGTTCTGCACGTTGCTGTGCAACCTCTGCGTCAGTAAGGCCGCCATTACGCTCGCGCTCTGCCGCAAGCTTGGCCTGCAATTTAGCCTCACGAGCAAGGCGCTCCTGCTCACGCTTGGCTTCTGCACGCGCACGACTTAATTCGCGTTGACGCTTGCGCTCTGCGGCTTCTGCGTCCGACAAATTTAGGACATTGCCTACTTTGGCGATGCACGAGCTACCAACGCAATATTTGTCGCCTTTAGCGTCACGTAGGACGTAATGATGATCGATCGCTGTACCACAATGGTCGCAACCGAAATGACAAAACTTAGGTTTTGCCTGCATCTGCAAATTATAGGCACTTGTATTTTGCTCAAGCAATGAGCGTGAAGGCGCAGACCATACACCAATAAATTTGAAAGGCGCTTCGCCAAACTGAAAATTTTTATGCACACACTTAGTCATAGCCGATTCTCCCTTGTTAAAGGCCGCTTATGCGGCCATCATGTATTCGGCTGTGCGGAAGCCGCGCAACACATCGTTAAGGTACAGGCGGCAAGGCTCACTCAATGATGCGTCCACAATGTGCCTACCTTGCATATCAAAAATGCGGATGAACCTCCCCTTCATTTTATAGGCTCGATATTGGCCGTAGATTTCCTGATAAAACTCCATATCGCTTCTCCCTAGGCGAATAAATAGTCGGCATAATAAACGGCAACTAATGGGCGATTATCAGCGTATGAGTTGAAATTGAATTCAGCGTCATCGTACCGATCCAACTCTTCTTGAACGCGATCTCGTGCATTTTCGATTGCTTCTTCGTAAGTTAATAACATTGTGTTTCTCCCTTGGTTGGTAGCTGTGTCTCCAGCCGATGTAGTTAAGTTAACAAGGGGCGTTATGGCGCACAAGGGTTTGCGACAAATGTGACGCTTTTTTTGGGGGGCAGAAGGCTAGGGTGTATACCACCCGAGTTTGGCTCGCTTAACTACCGAGTTGGGTAATGTTTTGCCATCTCAAGCGCACGCGCATTTTCTAGCTTGTTAACAGCGCATAGATCAAGGTACTCAGACTCAGTTAGACCTTTTAACCTCCCGACCAGAATACAAACTGTGTCGAGATTCTCTATGTGCTTATAGCCATTGCGAGTACAGAACATGGCACGCTTCACTTTCGTACACATAATCACCTCCATATAGGCAGGATCATTATATCACATACAGTGTTATAGCTACACGCCAGCCAGGCGCTGCTCTTGTTCTTTGATCCTTCCTTTGTACTCAGATATCAGATCTTGAAGCTCTACGTCGGTAAACTTTCGAATTTGATGTTTGGAATTTACCAACTCTCGCATAGCATCCATTCCGTAAGTGTCGATCATGAAAAGCGAGTAACTAGCCACATTGCCTCTTAACTGGTTGTTGCACCGCTTACATTGCGGGTGAATGTTTTCCTCAACCAACAAGGTAGAGTTATGACTTCGACTAACAAAGTGACCGCCGTCCATTTCTTTGTAACATCCTACTTTGCCACAAGTCACGCACTCGCAATTTCCGTTTTCATCCGCATACTTCATACGTACCAGCTTTTGCAGCAAGGTAGCCGCTTCTTGTTTAAGCTTCGCTACTGTTTTGGGTTTCCGCTTGGCCAATGGTGAACTTCCTTTCTCTTAAGATTGCTTTCTCGAAGTTACCACACTTACAAAGCCATCCACGAAGATAGCCAGGCTTTTTCAGAGTGAATAACGGCTCCATGCGCTCGTTGCATTTAGTGCATCGCCATTGCGGTATGCGTGATGTAGTCATCGATTGAATCCATGTCCTCACAAAGGGCCGAAAACCATATCTCGCCGAACTGATCGATATCCATGTCAATGGTAACCGGGTCAATGAATGGCGCTGAGTACACGTCCGTGTAGTCTGGGTTATCCCTGTTTGTTATGGCTCCGCCTATGTTTTTTATTAGTAATACGACCGATCCCCCTCTTGCCAATGGCACATTGATTAGATCGATCATAGGCTGCACCCTTTAAGTTTTATTTACAGCCCATTATACGTTTTTACTCCAAAGAATCGATGCCCACTTTGAATCGGCTGTGCTCTCCATAGTTTTTATCCAAGATAACGCAAGACATTGATCGAGCGGAGCCATAGCCAGATGCTGAGTGGAAAGAATCGGGCGGACATAAAACACCAAAACTCTCCAGATGCAATCCGCCCAGCTCTGTTACTGTGCGGTGGTGGATATGACCGTGGTACAAATATCGGTGCTTAGTACGTCCCCATTCCTCTGCATAGTCGCGAGTTACAGCCTCGTAAAGTGCCTGGGTCTTTACCCTGTCCCCGTGGTGCATAACAACAAGAGTCTTTCCCCACTCGAAATGTATCCATTTGCTGAAGTTGTCAAAGACCTTTACACGCGGTTCATTGTGGAAGTACAAGCGCATCATCTCATTCAGCCAGAGACTTGCATCAGGATCATGGTTTCCACGGACGTTGATAAGCCATACCTCTGGGTGCGTTTCCAACATACGAGTGATTAAAACTTTAAATAGATTACCAACAACGCGAATGACCCGGCCCAATCTTCCGTCCACGTCAACGGGGGTGCCTTTTCCCGTCTTATTATCCGCGGTGTTTGCATGCAAAAAATCTCCGAGATTGATTAGCGCGCCAACTTGCGATTCATTGGATGCTGACACTAGCTTATCAACGGCCTTGATCAGTACGTCTTGAGCAATGTTTGTATCCCAGTCATCGCCACCCGTCTCAGGGGACCAGCAGAGCGCGTTAAGATGGTGATCTCCAATTAAGTAGGCTGATAGCCTATCTTCGTTCTTTGTTGCTTCTGGAGCCTTTACGGGCTTGTGAAGGCCATCTATATCTTCAAGGAATCCAGCCTTGAATGCCTCAAGCGCGGCCTCAAGCATTGCCTCTCTGTCAGCGACAGACTTGACCCACTGGCCTGTAGGTTTTCCGTCGGAATCATAGTACGTTGAGACACCACGGATCTTGAAGACATCTGGGACCGTATGAACCATATCGTGCTCGGGGGAATGTCCTTGAATAGCGGCCTTGCCCTTCACATTTTTTACAGTGTCACGAACACCCAGCTTGGTAGTCCCGAGCTGATCGGCGATCCTCTGATAGCCAAGCCCCTCTAAGTGCAGAGTAATGACTTGTTTTTGACGTTCAGTTGTACAGTAATCAAGTAGGCTCATGATTCCCCCCAGAATTCATTACCCCCGACCAAACCTCACATCGATATCGTGAGTTTCAGCTAGGTGTTTGGCAATGACTCGAAACACGTCGTCTACATCGCGCATCTTTAGTTGCGTTACAGACTTCTTATCAAACAAAGCCTTTTGTACAGGACGCCACATAATCTCCTTTACGAGCTTTCCTGTCGGTTCTATAGGCAAGGTTACAATGTGTTGCATATCATTCCCAGAGGCCGCTAGAGCGCGTGCTATGTCATCGCAATAAGCGTGTATAGCTTTCATCTGCTGTGAAGTTAGTTTTGGCTCTAGGATTTCGTACACCTTGCCAGAATTTTGATGTTTCATGATGTACTCGCAAAACTGCTGCGCCTGGTACTTGTTGTTAACAATCCATCGCTCGCTCAAGACGTTACCCTCTCGCCATCAAACGTGACGTACTGGCCGTACTTTTCCAAGCAATGCGACCTGTAACTTTCTGACTTCATAAAATCGTGAGTGCAATCGTCTACGGTACTCCAAGACTTCATGCCAATTTTACCATTATTTGTAGTCATTTTCTCTGCAAATGGCGACACGCCTCGTTCTTGCTGTGATGCCCTAGATATCCACCCTGCCGCAAATCTCTTTCCATCTTTCTTTCGCTTCTTAGGATTAGCGTCACACCATGCGGCCATTGCGCTTAATTCAGCAAACACGTCTACCTTTGGAAACGCATTCTGCCAATAAATAATCTGGGCATCATCGGGTTCGTAGTAAGTACCATCAATTAAAATTATCATCCACACTTCCCTTTTAATGCCGGAGCAAGCTCCAGCAAATTAGTTAATTAGTAATGACGAGCTTTGATTACCGTATCGAATCTTGACATCTATTCCCTTTACCAGCTCTCGGCACAGGGAGGCGCATTATAGAGAGGGTCAACTCTGTCTCCGAGGTTCTTATGTTCCTCGGCCTAACGCCCGGTAATCTCTGACTAAAAAAGGAGGCATGAGTAGTCTAGGGGTGTCCAAGGACGTCCCGTCGTGTATACTACCCATGTCTTTTTTCTTGGTCGAGATAAGACTATCACTTAAATCCACCACGGTTCAAGTGACTCCCTCTGGCCCCTCAATCGAGGGGCTTTTTACTTTTAGATAGACCACTCTGCAATCGTTACTGCGTCACCGTACCTGTTCATTACGGTTTTCAGCTCAGATCGAATCTTGTGGCCGTCTGCACGCAACTCACAGATACGAGCCGGGGTCTCTATAATCCCAAGCTCATCCCATGCATTCAATCGCGTTAGCTTCTTGCCACTGTTTAGGTACGACAACAATCGCTTCTTCTGGCTCATAGTTTTTCCTCCCAAGATAAAAACTCTTCTAAGTCCATGCCAAAATATTCGGCTATTTCGACTATACGACCGAGCCTCATGTCCTCAGACTTTTTCCATCGGTGAATGGTCATTGGTGTGACGCCCATCTTTTCAGCCATTACTTGACCTGCTGGATCACCACACGATTTAAGCAACTCAGTGAGCTGATCTCCTACCTTAAAATGGGATGTCATCTTCTGGAAATCCTTGTGGTTGCGGCTCAGGTTGAGGTGCTAAGGATTTGCGAGCTTCCGCTATGCCCTTAGCTGCGGTTTCCGCCTTATTGTAGAAAGACAGCTTCATGTATTTGTTGCCAGCCTTAGAGGTGTTGATCCAAGCGTTAATGCCCTCCTCAGTAACACCATCATCGTGCATATAGTATCCATAGTAATCAGAGTCACTATCAGATGCCTTGTTTTTGTTCTTAAACAACCGGCCTTCGCCAGGCTTCTTTTGATATTCCATTGCCTTACTCCTTATTTGCTTTTGCGTTAATCATTACTTGCTTGTACTGCGACTTTACTTCGCTTGAAAGACGATCTTTTACGCACGCCCTTTCATAGTCCTCTAACTCACCCTGCAACTGCTCAATAAACACCACATCGCCATTGTGAACGGCCTCTGTTAGCTTCTCAGCGTAGTCGTCAAAGTTAGCGTGCATTTGCGTTACTAAATCACGAGTAAGCTGATGCGTTGCCGTCTTCTTGCCTTTCGGAGATCCTTCTTTAACGGCGTTCATCTCCTCTTCACTAAGCTGGCTATACCAAACGGCGCAGTTATGCTTGTTCTCTTCATGCTGGCGTAAGAACTCCTCATACATAGCTGTATGATCAATCTCTTCGGCCGGCGGAAGATCCTCACCGCGATAAACGTACAAACCCAATCCGTGCATACTGATAGCCTTTGCAAAACAGCGTTGCATTGATGTGTTTAGTTGAAACACGTTTGGAATTTGAATCGGCTTATTCTTATGGTCCAAGACCGGCAAATGAGCCTTATGAGACACGCCGCCGACAGTCACAGTGCAGAACACCATAACCTCGCCGTTTGGCGTTGTCATCCAATCATGATGCTCGTACGTCGCGTCAGGGCAATGCTCACACAACTTCTGCCAAGCAGACGCCCAGCTAATGTAAGACAGGTTTCCTTTCTTCTCGATAAACTCGCCGCAGTCTACTTGCGACAACAATTTAAAGGTGTTTTCCATAATTAAGCTCCCTTTGCCATTTCTTCGTAGGTCACGTCTTCGTAACCCTGTTGTGGAGCCGCACTCAATGCATACTCCTGTCGTGCCAGCTCATCACCTGCCGCATAACCTTGCGAGTAAGCGTCACTCATGCGTGGCTTTAGCTCCATGTAACGACCGTAATAACCACACTCAAAACCATGCCGGTACTCCCTAGCCAACACTAAAGATATTTCTTTCCACCCTTTGGACATAACTGCTTCGTAATTAGCCGACATCTCTAGCCTCCGTATGCGCGTGCGTTAATGATGATGTCAAACTGACGCTCGAGGTTTTGCTCAACAATCGGGCGCGCGTAATACCACAGCGCCTCACGCATATTGTCGATAAACGGGTCAGAAGCGCGCTCTGGCGCAAAGAGGTTTACGATGAACTCTTCTGGGTTGTTAGCACGTAACATTGCCTCAGAAAGTATTTCACCGGTTTGATTTTCTATCTCAAGAATTAAGTAACCGCGATCTTCAAGACTAAACTCTTCGATTCGATCCAGGTCACCATCTATTTGGTCATAGAGGTCAACCGCGTCATACATTACATCCACTGTTCTTAGCATTGTAAGTCTCCCTTATGTGCGACATTGCACAGGAGAAACAATAACAGCCTATGTTATATATAACAACCCTTGTTATTAGTTATATGGGTTTCAGCTACTATAAGTCCACAAGACGGGAGTAGTTGTTCTATCGTCAACGTGTACAAAACTTTTCGCCACACCCACAGAAAAACCCATCTTTAAAGCCTCGTGAACAATGTTCATTCGCTCGACGCCATTCGATACGGCTATGTCGGCGGCAATCCCTTGGCAATGCGTTCCTGTCCCTGGGGCGGCCTTAACGACCTCGCTGGGATGGCTTGCATCTCTGTAGCCAGAGGTGATTTTAAACGGGAAGCCACATTTTTCTCGTAGCTCATCTAGCTTATGTAAAAACGCCTCATCCATCAAATTGACGTTGCTATGCGTGCAGTTAAATTCTTCTAGCCTAAAATTTTTAAGCATTATTTATCCCTCGATACGCCCTTAGTCTTTTCATAAGAACGCATTGCACCAAGACCAAGCATACCCATAAGTACAGGCATCATAGTCTCTAGATCAATAAGCGGTATAGTTACTTCAATAGCTAACAACGCCAGTACAAAGTTAGTAAACGGTATCACCATAAAGTTACCTGTCATACCTAGTACACAGCACCAGCCAACAGCAGGTCTCCATCCAGAAACAAACAATGACTTGTGTGCTGCCTCTACTTTATTGACCTCAAGTTGTGCCTTTGCAAGTTCCTGCGCGTGGCGCTCTGCCATAGTGCTTAACTCGTGAGCTATGCGAGCCTTTTGGTCCTTGTCCTCAATAAACTTATCAAGCAATCCTGCGACTGGGCCGATCAATGATTCGATCATAATTACTTCAGGTAATCGGCTAAAACGACAGCGCCAAAAATGAAAGGATACAAAGCAAATACAGCGGTGCGGTTACTGGAAATATCTTTATGGGCGGCATCCACCTTTTCATCAAGTCGGCGGAGCCGCTCATGGCATAACTGCTCATGGTGAGCAAGCTTCTCCAGTGCCTTTTCTGCAAGTTCCATTTTTCAAATCTCTTTGCCGTTGCCGTATTTTATCACACGGTCAAGAAAAAATGAGCATAACAATTCCGCTGATTAGTCCTAAGCACAAAAAAATGCCCACACTGAACATTAGGTTTTCACGCATCTCAATCTGCCGATAAACAGCTTCTTCACGCTCCTTGGCAACCTGCTTGCGTAACTCCCTAAACTCAGTCAGCCCTTGCGCCCCATAGGCGTAGTTAATCATTTGGATAATTTCGGATTGCTGAGATTCGATCTTTTTGCGGAGGGCGAAGAGGCGCACGGCCTCAGCCTCAACTGATTTAGAAAAAACTACTCGCTTAAAAGGGGAGACATTCTTAACTTTCTTATCAGCATACAGAACATCAGATGCCGCGCCGTAAAAGTTAGCCACTTGGCCCATAACGTCGTGCACTTCACGGCCAGACTCAATCAGCCATTTTACAGTTGCGTAACATTTTGTAGCTGTTGCCGCGGCTGTGATTGGATCAAGCATAAAAAACCCACCTTAAAGATGGGTCTATTTTACCATTTTCAAATTTTGCCTTCGACTACCCTTAATTTTTTAAAATCAGGGTCGTTCAATTTGCGCATAATCAACTTGCGCCGGCCATCTATATCGTCCCAAGCTACTTTTTCTTCTTTCATCCATTGCGCCAGTAAGTGCATGGGAATCGAGCCAACACACCAGGACTCCGGCAATTTACCTGCACCCATAGAGCGGAGCATCTGCGTGCGCTCAAGATATGGGGTGTTATCAAACTGTTTTTCGACTGTAAACGTGCCGTCGTTATTGTTGTGAAACTTCTCTTTAGTTTTCACTAGTCTCTACCTTTTTCTTGCGCGGTGCGCGCTTTGGTTTTGGTGGTGCTGGCACAAATTCTAAATTTGTTCCATGTGGAACAGCCTGGTCATCTGTTAAATCAACCATGTCGCCCCGGACGTGCCTTTTTCCGTCAATGAACAACGTGCCAATTACTACTTTATACATAGTACCTCCAAAAAAAAGGGGGCCGAAGCCCCCGACCACTCATTTACGAAGTAGTGTTGTCAGCAATGATACCTGATGCCTTCTCGTTCTTACAAACAAGAGTAAGCTCAGTTGTCACCTGACGTGTAGTCGCATCTCCAGTCTTAGCGAGAGCGATGTTCTTAGTTGGACGCAATACGCCAACACACCACATATCAGACTGCATAACGAACACATCACGCGAACGGTTCTCACGCGAAGGAACAAACTCTACTGTACCCCAGGGAGTAACGTAGACATCCATGTGCTTGATGACGCGCTCGTCTTCTGCCTTAACGGTAGAACGCTGGTTGTTGTTACCAGCAAAGCCGAGAGCTACGTTCATCTGGAAAGCTGACAAGTAGCAAGTGTCAGGATTTCCGCCCTGCTCCCAGATAGACTGCATGACATCGTCAAACTTAGCCTGTGAGAAAGCAGTTGGAGTGCCGTCATCTGTACGTGCGTCAGATCCGTCACCAGTTGGGTTAGCACCAGAGTTGCCTGATTGTGAGTTCACGTTAGTGATCATCCACGCAGGAGCGCCAGCAAGCTCACGAGCTGTAGTGCTGTTACCAGCCGCTCGTGCGTTGTTGTCAAAAAGCGCCTTCTCAATGTCAAGCTTCTGCTCTTTAGCAGTCTTCAGCATCTGGTCAAATGTTACGCTAAAGCTCTTTATCTTTAGCTCTCCGCATTTCTACGGAGTGTCGGACTATATCTCCACCCCTATGGGGTGTCCTGCACTCGTGGGCTTTTACCGTCCGGTCTGGACTCCATAGCCTAGTCTCTGAACCTTCCAACCATTCCTGATTGGCTTGGCTGCTGATTGGCTTATCATTTCTGACTTAGCGTCCCAGCAGTTCACAGGATGTTTACTCGCAACTTACGCTGCGAGGGCGCCCCAAATTAACGCTATTTCCGCTGCACGACCCGCCTTCTTCAGACCCTCGTCTGTGTCAGGAATTACTACCGCGTTCTTAAAGATCTGCGTGTAGTTGCCAAGACGTGAAGTCGCAGTACGCGCAGAAGCAGTAGTTGCATCGCCTTCAATGTGAGCGTTAGCCGCTGAAGAACGAAGTGCATCTTGTTGCCACTCGTGCAGTGTGTTAGCTGCCTTTACTTTCGCGCAAGCAGTGTAAAAAGGAGTCTCTTCTGGTGATACGTCATAGATGACGTCAGAAAGATCTTCCCGGATGCCGACAGCATCATAGCTGTCAAAAGTGTTGGTTGGCTGTGCCATGATAAATACCTCTATTCAAGAATTAAGCTCATAGCATCATTGATGCTTCCTGAGCGTTTAAGTTTAGATCGAGCTTGCCTGCCTTGATTGCGATTAGAAGCCGTCTTCTTTGATCCAGCCTTAACAACCTTGGAGGGCTTGGGACGGGCTTTTTCTACAGCCTTGTCTTTGCCGTTTTTAATCTCTTGATACCGCATAGCGTCTCGCAATACTCTGATCGCTCGGTGGTCCATGACGGATGAGATTTCTTCGGGTTGATAACCATATATCTCTGACCCCATGCGGAGCATAGAATCTCGGACTGTGGTGGCTTTTTCTGGATCTGCGAAGTCAGGGTCAACCTGACGCAACGTCTCCATCTCGCGCTCTAAATAAGCAGTTTGAGCTTGTTGTTGAGCTTGTTGCTGGTAAGCAAATGTCTGTTGCATTTGATTAATATCTTGTTGATATTTTCTCATTGCAACATTGTATCGAGACTCATCTTGAGAGTACCCAATAGGGTCGCTTTCAATTAATGACTCATCTGGTGGCACTGGTGGCTTTGCAAAGCCGGGCTGTTGCATCTGTTGATGTAACGAGAGTACGGCTTGGCCAGCTTGCACCAATGTTGCATTAGCGGTTTCAGCCTTTTTGCGCAGGTCCGCTACTTCTTGCATTCCCTTCTGAATGTATTGTTGACCACTATAACCACGTTGCAACTCGTCGAGCGTTACCTCTATTTCCGTTCCGTCTACCTTGACGGTGTAAACTGGAGACTGCTCTTCTTCGGCTACTTCGTAATCATCATCGTCAGCATCATCAGGTTCTGGATGCGCTTCCTCCTCATCGCTTGAGTCCCTAGTGGGTTTCTCAACTTCTGAGACTTCGGGTGCTTCTTCCTGCTCTGGCTCCTCTGTTTGAACGAGAAGGTCTACTGCTGATTCGATGCTTCCATCGAAAGTTACTTCATCAGTCGTTTCCACGGTACTGATCTCCTTTGTTGTTTATCGAAGATAGCCTCATCCGTTAGGATGACTGCCATGCGATCTTCAATCTTCGCTAATGCCCTTACAATTTGATGGGCGTCTTCCCGGTCTTCCGAAGAAGAGTGCGGGTTTAGGAAAACATTGGCTGTGTCTTCTCTAATCTCGTCTAACAGCATATTGAACGATTCATCACCTTGAAGGCGCTTTACGTGCGCCGCCCGATCTTTAATGTTCAAATTACATTCCCATAGGGTTTCTAGGTGCGTTTTGTAGCTGTTTAATTCTTTCTACATCTACGGCTGTGCCGTACTTTCCAATAATCTCTGCCGCGCTAATTAATAAATCTTGATCCATCTCATCACGCTTTAAGTCATCATTTGCCATAGCTTGCTGTGCATCGAGCATCATCTTCTGCTGGTCTAATTGCGACTTAGCCATAACCTTCATTTGGTCTGACTGCATCTTGGCCTGCATCTTCATTTGCTCGGCTTGTAAGTACGCCGCGTTAGGATCACCTTGTTGTTGCCCCTGCATTTGTTGCTGTTGCTGTTGTTGCATCATTTGCTGCTCCATCATTTGATCGATGGGCATAAAATAACGCTCAGAGTTTCGGACGCCGTTTATTGCCAAGATATCTGACAAGGTGTTACGGATATTAGATAAAGAAACAATTCCATTGCCGGGTCCGTAAGATTGGAAAATTTGAATCTGCATTTGCAACGCTTGGTTAAGAACAGCCACTTTTTGATCTTCTCTGCCAGTTCCTAGACCAACATTAATCGACACATCCATGCTCGTATTCCAGGAGCGAGGATCTACAGGAGTGTAGCTCTGTCCTTGCAAGCGCATCATTTGCTCTTCATCGACGTTTTCAACCATGACCTTCATCATTAGCTTAAACATCTGGCGCATACCGCCCTCAGCTAAGTTGCGAGCCATAACTTCAATTTGGGCCGCTTGAGCCTGCATGGTAGCCGCGACAGCAGTAGCCGTTGTGCTTTGTAGCGCATCGGGTGACAAGCCAGTAGATGCCTTTGTAACTCCAGTCTTATCTTCTACTTGCTGATCAAAATACTGTAAGGCAGAAAGGGTCTGACCTGCGACAAACGGGACGGCCTGTGGCTGAATAGCACCAGATTGCTTAACGCGGATGATCCCGCCAATCTCATTGTTTAATAAGTCATCGACGTTTACTGCTCCGTCTACAATCTCCACCCGTGGGTTGTTAGTTAGTGCAACATTATCCAATACACCGCGAAGCATAGCCGTGGCGGCATCTTGGTCATTTAAGATAAGATCGGCAACCGACCGGCCATAGAATGTATGCGGCTCTGGGTCTACCTCAAAGACAGCAAACGGAATGTGTCCACAAGGCTCATAATTCAATAACTTATATTGATTTCCGCCCAACGTAACTTTTTGTAACTGCGCTACCCCGGTACCATTTACGTCAATCTTGATATAAGCCTCAGTCACAGCCACTAGACGCATTGAGGGGTCTTGTACGTCCTCGTCAGAGTAATCCTCTTCGTACCCCCTACGTTGGTACTCCTCAACCTCAGAGAACGTGTCAGAGTGTTGTAGGCCGCTTAGATCGTAGACTTCTTCGTAGTCATAACCCATAGCCACCAGATCGCCCACACGCATTTCTGTACGATGAGCAACAACGTAATAGTCATCGATAGAGCGCGAGTTACGATCAATGAAAAACTCTTCTGGAGGTACGCTTTCAACGCACATCTTTCCTTTCTCGACCGTGCGAGCAATCTTAAGGTCATGGCGCGGAGCTTCCATTTCCATGCCCATTTGGTCCATTTCCATGACCATTTGAGTTGTGTGCTCCAATACCTCAACGTCGTCTTCATTAACGAGCACAGAAAACTCCATGTCGTTAAGATCTTGGAAATCGTATATTTCTTGCTCTTGGTAAGTATCCCAGTAAACCTTGACGACACCGACCTTCTTAATGAGCGCATCGTGTATTGCATCGTTAAGCACCCTATAGCCGTTTAGCTCATTGAACTGATAGTGCATATACTTAGTGGCCTGTTCAGCCATCTGTACGTCTTCTTGGTTACGTGGCACAAACTCTACCGGCTTGTCAGTAGACAGAAATACGCGCATCAAAGACGGCTTAATAGCCCGTACGGTATCCCGTACCTTTGTAGAAACGACCTTAGACCGACCATCTTCTTCACCGATGTCAGTCTCTCCATCAAAGTAGCGCTGTGCCTTTATTCGGTCTTCAGCAATCTCAGATTCACAGAAATCAACGGCGTCTTGTATTGCCTCGCGTGCAATGCCCTCAATGTCCTGCTCTGTCATTGGTTTTAAACTCATTAATTACCTCCTTGGGCCGGCGCAAAGAAGTCTCCAGTTAAAAGCCCTCCCCTTTGACCAAACTGTTGCGTTACTGATCCGCGCATCGCCCCTGCAATCGTTCGCGCTTTTGCCGTCAACTCTTGCAATCCATCTTGTTCCACTAACTTCTTGCGAACGAACTCAGGGTTTTCAGACAGTAGAACTTGCACAACTTTTTTTCGATCCGCTTCATTTAAGTCAGGAGCTGTTTTTGCTAACTGCTGCCCTACAATCTGCGCTAAGGCTATAGGATCTCCGGTTGCTGCCCGTAAAGTTTGCTCCATAGACCCGCGCGAACCGATCTGTGCCGCCGCGATATTAGTCGGAGCTGTTTGACTTCCTCGCAATATATCTTGAGACGCGCGCTGTGAGCCTGCCGCTATATCCAGCTTTGCGATAATGTCGTCTATAGACTCGCCGGGGAACAAAGTGCGCAGAATAATACCTTCTTGTCGATTTGGATTAGCAAGTCTTTCAATCGCGCCTGGCTGGCGATTAAGTTGATTGCGCAATGACGCCATAACGCCAGATCTATATGCCTCTAGCGCTTGCGGAGTTGACTGCAATCGCTCTACTTCCATTTCCACTTCATCCGCGTTTCTACTCATAGCCTTACGGCCTTCAGCAAAGGCGTCTCTTATGTCGCGACGTAATTTTGCGCGCGCACGAGTTGCGTTGAGGTTGGGATAGACTTTATCGAGCATACTGCGTAGGTCAGAGGCAGCGTCTGCGTAATTACTACCTAGACTACCTGATCCAGATCTATAAAGCTTAGTGGCTTCTTCATCTAATGCTCGGCGAATAACCTCTGCATCCTCTAAAGTCGGCATACGTTGTAATCTTACTGCGCCTGCATCATCTGGCACAAATAACGGCACCAACGTCCTTGATGTTGAATAGATATTATCAACCTCAGTACGAGCTGCTGGGAGCCGCTGTAATATATTTTCTAATGTAGATGCTATTTCTGGTGTTACTTGCGGCACTGTTTCATAAGCTCGCTGGTAATCTTCACGCTCTAATAATCGCAGCTCGTCATCAGACCTCTGCATACCTCGCAAAATATTTGGGTCGTCAATTTGGGGTGCAAGGGTTCTCTGTAAAGAACTTGTGGCTGCCGATCTAGTTTCTGCCGCTCTTTCAGGTAAGCGCTTTTTAATCATCGCTCCTGCCTCGTCTAATGACGACTGATAAGCGCGTAGGGTAGCCATTAATGTAGCGTTTTCGGCAATAATTTTGCCGTCTCTTACGTCGGCTATTATTTCATCAACGGTTTTGCCAGTACCTTCAGCTAATCTTTGCAGCTCCGCTTGAACAATAGTTGCTGATCGCTGTGGCAATCTTTCGCCAATAAATTTTTTAAATCCAGAGCCGAAGCCACTTAGCGCTGTACTCGCAACAGCCCCCGTCAGCGCCCCTCCGGGCGCATCAGCAAGACTTTGCAACCCTTCTCGCTCGCTGTAACCGACACCTGCCAAAAATCCTTCGCCTGCGCCTACACCGGCAGTACGAGCAAGTGTTGTTCCAGTGCGGCCTGCGCCTGCCGCCAAACCAAGACCGCCTGTCAGCAAGCCTGGAACAATTCCGCCAATCAGTTCAGCCGTTAAAGCGGTGCCCGGATTTTGGCGCTTATATTCCGTAAGCTTGCCTCGAATTTCATCGCGAATTTCTTCATACCCACGATCATCTTCTGCCAACCCAAGAGCGCCTGCGGCGGCCCTTACGCCAGCCTCAATTTCCTCGCCAAACCCAAAAGATGCGCCTTGCGCTAAAGTTCTACCAAACTGAGACTTAACGGGCGGCTTGTAATCCCCATACAAGTAGGCGGCCATCCGCGACAGCTCCTCAGCGGCTTGACGATCATTGGCAGCCATAGCTTTGTCGATTGCGGCCTTATACTCTTGCTGCGTTTTTTGCATTTTTATTTAGCCTTTTATCAATCTAAATATGACGACGCGCTTGACGACAATGGCGGAGGTGTCCCTGTTGCTGGTGGCGGCGGAGCAACAACCGATGCGCTAGTAATTGCTGGAGATGCAGGTCTTTGGGACTCGATATAGGTACTATACTTCACCTCTCCCGACGCTAACTCTCTAGCCTTTCTATACATTGCCTCTGCCATTTTGCGGCGTAAGCGAATGATATTTTTTAACTGCTTAATTTGCTCTTCTGCCGGCAACCCTTGATCGATATTAGTGCGCAATGCCAAAGCCAATTCCGACGCACTCAGAGCGCCAAACGTAGTTCCTGAAACAACTCCAAGACCCAATTGGTTAGCGGCTCGCTCAAATGCTGCTGCCTCGGCAGTGATATTGGGTAAGTATTGAGCCAGTGGCCCCGTAATGCTGGGACGAGACCTAACTGCGGCTAACGCTTGCTCCAAGTTGCCAATGTCTTGTTGAATTTGGTCGTATG